CAAGCCAACTACCAATACCTGGTAATAAGAATGATCCCAATGCACCACCGACACCTGCACCTGCAGTCTTGAATATAGTTGCTCCCCAAGGATCTCCCTGTAATCTTGAAAATACTGCTGTTAGTATAGTTCCAAAAATAGGTATCCTACCAAAAGTCTGATTGAATGCTTTACCGAGTAGTTTTACATTATTTTTTCCAAGAAACTTTAAAGCACCACGACCAAATCCTTTGCTTAATCCTTTACTGAAAATTTTACCTTTAGGTGCTCCCGAAGGACTTAAACCTGATGTAGGAGTTTGTGGAGGTTTGAATAAATTTGGTTTTTGACGAGCTGCTCTTAGTGTTTTGTTTAATGCTTGTTTATGAGTAAATCCTTCTGATCTATACTTGTTATATAATCTATTACCATTCTTACTTTTTAAAACATTTTTAGTTTTAAGTTTATTTGTATTTTTTATCTTTCCCTTGTCTATCTTTGTTTTTCCTTTACCATCACCCTTTCCTTTACCTTCCTGAGACCTATCACGATAAAAATCCATCCCCAACATACTGAGAATAGCATCCATAGTGCCAAATGGATTCAATAGTACAGTTAAACCTGCCAAACCCATTATAAGTTTACCTAATCCCTGCAACTTCTCGATAAAATTTTTCCCATTTATCATTTTGTCAAAAGGTTTAGCTATATTATCAATTAATAACCTTTTTCCAAATTTAATAAATGTTCCAAAAACATATTTTAAATTTTCTACAAATTCTTTACGTTTTGCCCTTTCTTGCTCATCACCAAACCAATTTTGCAGTTTTTTGATTTCTCTCAATGCAAATAGTCGAGTAAGAAATCCTACAACATTAATTAGAATTTTTTCAAGACCACCTAAGAGATCATCTTTTAGTCCTTGCCCAAAAGCTTTTTTAGTGCTATTTGTCTCTTTTGCCCTCTTTTTTAGGTCTTTACCATTGAATAAATTTTGATTTTCTATCTCCTCTTCTCTTTCTTTATCCTTATCCCTCTTTGCTCTTCTACGTTCTGCTATTTCTACAAGTTTTTCGTTCCTTGCAGTTGCTTTGTATATCTTTTCAAGGTTATTAACAGTTTTTGCAAGTCCAGCTACTGAACCACCTAATCTATTAGTTGCTAAAAGTGTTGTACGAGCAGCACTATTCGAGGCAGATGCTGTTGAGGCAGCACTACCTGGATTAATGAACTTGTACATTTTAATTTTAGCCACTAGACTTTGCCTGTGAATCCCTCATACGTTTATCCTCTTCTTGGAGGAATTGGACTAATAAATTCATGTAAATTTCTTTTTCCCAAGGTAGCAAATTCTCGATATGGTCGATTTGCCACTTATGATGATGAATTAATGCAAAATTAGTCTCATAATAATTCTGCAAACTAGCGTGCATCAGGGCTAAGCGAAAAAACTTGCTAGACCCTCTAATGTTACTTCACTCTCAACTTTTGTTTTGGGATTAGTCACTTTTATCTTATGCTGTAGTTTAGGCATAGATTCAAAGAAATCTTGCACCTTTTTAAACTGCTCAGAAGTCATTTGATCTAAGAAACTTTGAATTTCTTCTTTTGGTAGATCTTTACAGTCATACACCTGTTCAGTGTCTGCGATAGATTCTATACATCCTGCTGCCATTTTAAAAACTTGATCAACTCCTGCATCTTCAGGTGTAAAGTTCATTTCAACAAAAACATCCAAACTTGGATATTTCATAGTCATAACGACAGAATCTGATAGTTTAATTTCCTTTTTATGTCCTTTTGTCTTAACGACTTTAATTTCATCTAAAGGAATAGATACCTCTACTTGAGTTTCTCCATCATCAGGGCATGTCACTGACACTTCAACAGATTCACCTACAGATTTAGTTCTAATTTGTAGAAAAACGAATTCAATGTCAAATGTTGATAATGATTCAACATCTTTAATATCGGTACATGCTTTAATAATATTCTTAATAGCAGTGATTAATTCTGCTTGTTCACCAGTTTCAGTTGCAATTAGTAGTATTTTCTCTTCTTTTACAAGAAAAGGTCTAAAATTCACTACTCTGTTATCAGAAGGAAGTTTAAGTTTAAACTTCGGAGTATTTAATACGGGAAGTGCCATAATAAAATATTTTCAGTTGTAATTATTTAGTTGAAAACCCTTAAGGGTCATTTTTTTGGGCGAATTTTTTTCGGGGTATTTTGGTAAAAAAAGTCTAAATTATATATGCGACTTACCAGTAACTATCATTATTGATAGGTCCTTTCTGGAATCCCATGCCATTTGCGTCCTGCGTAGGTGTATGTGCACCGTGTTGACTTAGTTGTACGTTGTTTCTTAGTGCAGGATTATCAACAATAAACTCTTTGTTATTACCATGTGAGTATAGTGGTCTATTGTAAAATCTATATCTCTCAAAGTTAAATGATACAGTCAGCGTCATGACTCTTGCTTCATTGTTATTCAACTGTACTGATCCAATGTTAGTAGGAAATACGTTTCTCAACTCCCACATACCATGACAACTATAAAATTTTGCTTGGTTTGCAATAGCATCTAGTGCTGTCTGTTTAATTGAAGGGTCTAACTTTAGGTAGTTTAAAAGATTATTATCAGCTACATTTGAACCACCAAATATACCTCCTAGTTTAGTCTGAACTTTTTGTACAAGAGGTGTAGCAAAATTCTGAACCTTTGCACCACCACCTCTTTCAAATTTGTATATTCTTACTCTTGGGCAGCAATATTGCTTATAAAAATGCACATATTGATTGGCATCATTATTCATCATTGTTATCCATCTCTCAAATATTGCTCTAGTTCTTTGAGTTCTTGGCATCTTAAATGTCATGTTGATCTGACTAAATGCATTACCAGTAGCATATTTGTATGCAGATCCTACGTTCATAATCTGAGCTGTAGTTACCTGTTTACTTGGAAGGTTAATAGAATCACAATAGTAATCTAATAATATTGCATCATCACCTGACTCCAACTTATCATTAAGCATTGGAGGACTAGCAAATTGCACAGTGTATATGTTAGTAAAAGAGAAGTCGCCTTTCTTCTTTCTACTGAAAGCCATGAACTCTTGAAATTTACTTGGAGTCACACCACCTGCACCAGGTATCCCAGTCATTTGCGTAGCCGCATATGCCTGTAAAACATCTTTTACTGCTCCAAATATTGCACTAAACATTAGACTTTGAGCTCCTTTTCTGTAATAATCATGAACTTATAACCATTATCTTCACAAACTTCACCAGCTGCTTTCCATTTAGCTTTGTTAACTGCCCAAGTTAAGACCTCACTAACATATGATTTAGTGATTTTCTTTTGTGTCTTAGGTTCTTTAGTTTGTTTAAATGGTTTTACTTCTACCATGTATTTCTTACCTTTAATTTTGACATAAAAATCTGGAAAATACTTATGTCTTTTCCCATCAACAGGACTAATATAAGGAATAGCAATCTCTTCACTACCCCATTCTTGGACGGAAGAATTGCTTCTATCACACCAAAGCATAAACTTATGCTCCCATGATGACCTATAAATTATGTTGTTAGGATCACCTTTATACTTATTTGGATGTCTCGGAATATATTTTCCTTGTTTAAACCTCATAAATACATATGATATATGTAATATTATTTAGGCAAAAAGTTGAGCATTTATAGATATCCAGAACAACCTCCCGCACAAGATCAGGGTTACGGTTTAGCAGACGCTGAAACTGGTGCCATTGACTACCTTATGCTGCGTAGAGAAAGGTTTGACTATGATGCTACAAATGTACCTGCGTTTTATAATAGAGAACTACCTGGCAACAAAGCTACAGTAGTACAACATCCTGACAGATGTTATATTGCAATACCACCTGGCATACAAACCTCCTACGGTCCTGCATACAGAAGAGCAGACATTGGTGTTGCAGGTGTCACAGCAACAGGTATGTTAAATGGAAATGACAATGATTTTACAAAATTAGCACGTATGCTACAAGATGCAGCAGGTGCTGCACTACCTGAGTTTTCTACCAACATGGTATTACAAATGGTAAACGGATTCAATAACTTTGTAGGACTACAAGGTAATTTGGATCTTAATGCTATTGAAAACCTACAGGCAGGAAGAATATTCAACCCATACAGTGAACAAATATTTCAAGGTATGAGTTTTAGAACACATAACTTTGCATTCAAATTCTTTGCTCGTGATGCACAAGAATCAAAAACTATACAATCTATTATAGATTATATAAAAATTGGATCATTACCAAGAGTTCGTTCTGGTAATATGGGTAAAAAATATTCTAATAACCAAACAACATTTAAGATTGATGGTAATGATAAAGTGAATAAGGTTGAGAGAAAGGACGGATATAAAAATCTATGGCAAGATAATTTCTTTAAGAAATATAATGAGGGTTATGCTAAGAACAATAGATTTTTTGAGATACCTGATAGATTTCAATTAAGATTTGTCCGTTTTGGTGCAAATTCTACTGGTGGAATGAATAATTTAGGTGAAAGTACAAGAAGAGATCTAATGTTTAAGATTTATCCTTCAGTTTGTACTGGTATATCTGTAAACTACACACCAGACAATCAGTATGTTGCACTAAAGCAACCTCAATCTGATGGAATCTCAGTTCCTTCAGTAGTTTTACAACTTAGTTTTACTGAGACAAGACTTCTCACAGAAAATGACGTAGCAGTGGGGTACTAATGCAATACTTTTCTTTACTTCCAAATGTATTTGTTGGCGAGGGTATCAAAGATGATGAACCCTATAGATATCGTCTGGTTAAAAATCTTTTTAGACGTACTAAAGTTAGAGAAGATCTAAGTCAATACATTACACTATTAGAATCACGTATCATACCTGACGGAATGAGACCAGAAGAGATAGCATTGCAAGCTTTAGGTGATCCATTTTTAGATTGGGTCTTACTAATGGTAAATGGAATCACTGATGTGTATGAGCAATGGCCACGAAGTGAAGAAAGATTACTTAAATATGTTCAAGATAAGTATGAGTTGCCTGATGGATTACATCACTATGAAACTGTAGAAGCAAAGTTTAATAATATTGTAGTAGTAAAGCAAGGAGTGACAGTTAATGGTGATTGGAGAACTGTATTACCTGATGGAACTACACTAGGAGAAGAGCAATCAATATATCCTGTGACAAATTATGAGCATGAAAGATATTTGAATGATAAGAAAGCATTACTTAAGATACCTACTCAACCAGTTGTTGAATTTATTTTATCTGAATTTGAAGAGTTAATTGCATACGAACCACATAGAGAATTAGATAAAGAAGGTAATAAAAAGACAGAACTAAGTGCAGCAGCAAGATTCTTAGAGAGTTCTGGTTATGTTACTGGTAGTGTTAACCTAGCAACAAGTATGGGAACTGTCACATCATTTGATAACGGTCCTACCACAACGAGTGCTAACGTTGGAGTTGTCTCCTCTACTTCTACTACCACAGATCCGACTACAACTACTACAGCAGTAGGCACAGGAACTCAAGCAGCAGAGACTAATACAACAAGCAGTAGCACATACTCAAGTGGCAGTAGCAGTAGCAGTTCTTCTTCTAGTTCTTCATCAAGTAGCAGTAGTTCTTCATCATCAAGTTCTAGTTCCTCTAGTTCATCTAGTTCCTCATCAAGTTCTGGTGGAGGATACTACGGAGGATACTAAAAAACCCTTAAGAGGGCATTTTTTGGCGGGATTTTTTTTGCGATATTTTGGTAATTATTATATGTTTTCCCCTACGTAGATAGGTATATCTCCATCGTCATCATCATCTTCTTCTTCAGCACTAAAAACTAATAACTCTTCACCATATTTTACACCTTCCATTTCTGGATGAGGTGCAGGTACTTTGTATGCTTTCATAGCATCACCGTATGATTTTACTGGTGTGTTATTGAAAGTTGCTAAGGTAGATCTCATCATCATGAACATGTACACACAAGTCATACCAAATACTGCTGCTAACCCCATAAGGTATATAAAAACTGTGATGTCGTTCATTTCTTTAGTTTATCTTTATCTTTATTTATCTTTTGTTCTTTCATATACTCTTCTCTACCATCTTTCAACCACTCCTTCTTCTCATAATCAAAATGAG